TGGACAAGAAAAACCCGGAAGACGTGGATACAAATGCTGAAGACCACTTGTATGATGCGTTAAGATATGGTATAATGTCCAGACCAAGATTTAGTGTATTTGATTATGATCCTCACGCTGGACCAAGAAACAGTATGCCAGTAGCGGATACAACATTCGGATATTAAGGATATATTATGAACGAAGATGATATGATGATTGAAGACAATGCTATTGCATTAGAAGATAGTGACGATACATCTGTGTCTGACGTAGATATAAGTAATATAATTCCATTTATATTAGAACGATATAAACGGTCTGAAGACTATCGCTACGATGATGAACAGCGTTGGCTAAAAGCATACCGTAATTATCGTGGTTTGTATGGACCGGATGTTCAGTTTACTGAAACTGAAAAATCTCGTGTATTTATTAAAGTAACAAAAACCAAAACGCTGGCAGCTTATGGACAGATTGTAGATGTCTTATTTGCTAACCAGCGTTTTCCTTTATCCATTGAGCCTACGGAATTACCAGAGGGAGTTGTTGCAGATGTACATTTTGACCCTAAAGAACCAGAACAATTGCGTGGTGAAACTTCTCTTTCTAGTCCCTACGGTTTTGCAGGTGACGGCAAAAAACTACCGGCGGGAGCTACAGCGCAGTCCCTACAAGAAAAACTTGGGGTGCTGGAGAGCAAACTGGAACCTATTTCTGACAAGTTAAAAGAAGGTCCGGGTAATACACCTACGGCTATTGCATTTAGTCCAGCCATGATTGCTGCAAAGAAAATGCAAAAGAAAATACATGATCAACTAGAAGAGTCTGGTGCAACTAAACATCTGCGTAATGCTGCATTTGAAATGGCATTGTTTGGCACAGGTGTTATGAAAGGCCCGTTTGCTGTAGATAAAGAGTATCCTAATTGGGATGACAACGGTGAATATGACCCTTTATTTAAAACCATACCACAAGTAAATCATGTATCTGTTTGGAACTTTTTTCCAGACCCAGATGCAAACAACATGGACGAAGCGCAGTTTGTAATTGAACGGCATAAAATGTCACGTACACAATTACGTAATTTAAAGAAGCGTCCATATTTTCGGAGTGAAGTTATTAATGAAGTTATTGCTATGGGTGAAAACTACACTAAGCAATACTGGGAAGATGATCTGTCTGACTATGCACCAGAGCATGGTGTAGATCGTTTTGAAGTTCTTGAATATTGGGGTATGGTTGATACTGAGTTACTAGAAGAACAAGGTATCGACATTCCAAAAGAATTAAAAGAGTTTGACGAATTGCAAGCTAATGTTTGGATTTGCAATAACAAACTATTGCGCATGGTGCTTAATCCATTTAAACCATCTAAAATTCCATACTCTGCTGCACCATATGAACTAAACCCGTACTCATTCTTTGGCGTAGGTATTGCTGAAAACATGGATGATACGCAGACGCTAATGAATGGCTTTATGCGTATGGCTGTAGACAACGCTGTACTGTCAGGTAACTTGATTGTAGAAGTAGATGAAACTAATCTAGTGCCGGGACAAGACTTGTCATTATATCCGGGCAAGGTATTCCGTAGACAAGGTGGCGCACCGGGACAGGCAATCTTTGGTACTAAGTTTCCTAACGTGTCACAAGAGAATATGATGCTATTTGATAAGGCACGTGTACTGGCAGATGAAAGCACAGGCTTCCCTTCATTTGCTCACGGACAGACAGGTGTATCAGGCGTGGGTCGTACAGCTTCTGGTATATCCATGCTTATGGGTGCAGCGCAAGGTAGCACTAAAACAATTATTAAGAATGTAGATGACTATTTGTTACGCCCACTTGGCGAAGGTTTCTTCCGCTTTAATATGCAGTTTGACTTTGACCCTGAAATTAAGGGTGATTTAGAAGTTAAAGCACGTGGCACAGAAAGCTTGATGGCTAACGAAATACGTAGCCAAAGGTTGATGCAGTTTTTGCAGATTGCAAGTAATCCTACGCTTGCACCCTTTGCTAAGTTCCAGTATGTAATCCGTGAGATTGCAAAGTCTATGGACTTAGACCCCGACAAAGTAACCAACAATATGGATGAAGCTGCACTGCAAGCAGAAATTATGAAAGGGTTTCAACAGCCAGCAGGACCAGAGCAAGGTGGTATGACACCACCGCCGGGTGCTGATGCTATGGACCCAACAGGTGCAGGTGGCGGCAATATAGGTACAGGTCAGGCTCCTGTACCGGGTGAACAGGGATTTAGTGGAAATGAACAACAACAAGGAAATACTCAGCAAGCTCAAGCCGCTGGTGGGCAACAACCGCCAATGGGACCACTTCAGTAAGTATTTAGATAACATAATAGATCAGCATCATAAAGTGCTAGAACAATCTGAGAACATGATAACGGTACATAAAGCACAGGGTGCTATTGATGTACTACGTAAGATTAAACGATTACGTGAGGACGTAGCTAACGCTGAAGGGTAGTATTATGGCAAAAGGTATAGCAAAACAAATGGAACTCTTTGAGCCTGTAGAACGTGGCTTTGATGAGGGTGGTCTTATGGATGAGGGCGGTACAGTAGACCCTATATCTGGTAATGATGTACCACCGGGTTCTACTCAAGAAGAAGTTCGTGATGACATCCCTGCGCAACTCAGTGAGGGTGAATTTGTTATTCCTGCAGACGTAGTGCGTTACATTGGCCTTGAGAACTTAATGCGTATGCGCCAAGAAGCAAAGCAGGGTTTAGCTCAGATGGAAGCTATGGGTCAGATGGGTAATAGTGAACAAGCTACCGTTGAAGATGACTTGCCCTTTGATATGTATGACCTTGATGTAGAAGAGGACCAGAGTGATTTAAATTTTAATTTAGGTGGAGTGGTTCCAGTACAAGGCACAGGCGTTATCAACAGACCTAATACTGGTCCCACTACAGGATTTAAACCTTATGTAGCACCTACTGTTCCCGGCTTTAATGTACCACAACTTCAAAATGTACAATACACACAAGCTCCACAAACAACTAATTTACCTACATTTCAACAAGTAATGGGAAGTAATCTGGGTAAGTATGATGAGTTAAGACGATATGTAAATGATGCAGGGCAAGTAAGACAAATACCATTTAAAAATGGACAACCTATTTACCCTATCCCTGAAGGTTTTAGGTTTGAAGCAATGGGTACAACAACTCCTACAGATACATCTACCACACCTGTCACAGTAACAGATCAACAACAAGATGATGGCGGTGGGGATGGGGCTGGTAGTTCCGGTGTAACTTCCGGTAGAGTAGGAACAACACTAGGAACAAATCCTGCTATTGGTTTACCTAATGTATTAACGGGCGGTGTAGCTAGTCAAGCTGATAAAGATGCGTTTGGCGGTAAGGTAGGTGCTATTAATAATGCTGGGTACAGAAGTGCTGTTGTAGATTTAGCTGGCTATCAATTAGGTTCATTGTCCCCAACAGCAGCTTTAGCTAATCAAATGGGCAATATGTTATCTACTACCGATATAGGTAAGGCTTTAGGTATAGAAAAGTCTGGTAATTACAATGAAATTGGAACAGCAATGAATCAAGCACGTGGTACGGCACTAGCTGAGTTAGGTCTTAGTAATATGTCACAAGTAACTACAAATGCACAGTATGACGCTATAACAGCCGCTATGGTTGCAGCCCAGACAGCAGCCAAAAAAGGAGATTTAAACTATGGTCCTGTAACGGCAAAAGCATTAGAAGCACATAAAGAGGCTATACAAGCTGGTCGAGTTGCTTCAATGACAGCATTAGGGTATAGCCCAACTGATATTAATAATCCTGTTGCTGTAGCACGGGCTATTGCATCATACGATAGGAATGTAAGTCAACTACAAGGACAGATTGATGCAACAAAAAGCACAGGGTTTGTTATGGATAAAAGAGGAAATCCAGTACGAGATAGAAATAAAAATCCTGTAATGAAAGAACTTTCTCTTGCTAAAATGAAAGAGTTAGAACAAATGAAGAGTTATAACTTTAATAAATCAAAGTCTTTGTCAAAATCAAAGGCTGCTAAAGCAGCCGCAGCAAAAGCGATAAAAGATGAAACTAATAGAGCAAAAGAAGACGTGGCTAAAACTGCAGTAGAGCAAGCAATGGACATAGATCCCGGTTATTCTGGTCCCGGTGGGTACGGTCCTTCTGGCGGCGGTACAAGTGAAGGTGCTGGCGGTGTAGAGGGTTCTGTAGGCGATGGATACGGCGGTGGCGATTAAGAAGCTGCGTAAGAGGCTTAAATCTTACAATCAGTTGGCTACTCACTCCCCACACCCGACAGTGTGGCTACGGTGGCCCCAACAAAAGGAAATACAATGAACGATACAATCATGGCAGAAGAAATGCAGACACCAAAGAAAGTTGCATTTGCTAATCGTAAATACACTAACGAAGAAAAACGCAAGATTGAAGAAGAAGAACTAGAACAACTAATGAAGGAACAGAAGGGTGAAGTAGAGCAAGAAACTGCTGAACCACAAGAAGAAGCTGAACCTACTACAGCAGAAGAGAAAACATTTAAGAAGCGTTACTCTGACCTACGCCGACACCAGCAAAAACAAGCTGAAGAGTTTAAGACTGAACTAGATGCAATGAAACGGCAACTTGAGTCAGCCACTAAAAAAGAAATGAAGCTACCCAAGTCTGATGAGGACATTGAACAGTGGGCAGCAGACTACCCAGATGTAGCAGCTATCGTAGAAACAATTGCCATGAAGAAGGCAGCGGAACAATCTACTGCACTAGAAGAACGCATGAAAGTAATTGATGAGATGCAAACTTCTGCTACTAAAGAGAAGGCTGAAGCAGCATTGATGCAGATGCATCCTGACTTTGATGAGATTAGAGACAGTGATGACTTTCACAATTGGGCAGAAGAGCAGCCTAAGTGGGTACAAGATGCGCTGTATGATAATGACAATGACGCTAGGTCTGCCGCACGTGCAATTGATTTGTACAAAGCTGACATGGGTATTTCTAAAAGCAAACCTACTAAAGATAAAGATGCAGCTAAGTCTGTATCTACAAAAAACTCACGAAGTAAGCCACAAGAAGATGAGTCTTCTACTTACTTAAAAGAGTCTCAAGTACAAAAGATGTCACCTCAACAGTATGAAAAGATGTCTGATGAAATTATGGAAGCTATCCGTTCTGGAAAGTTTATCTATGATGTATCTGGCTCTGCTAGATAAAAAAGAGTTGACAAATAGTTATTTATACGTATAACTATAGTCAGATTAGTGTATCTGTGTAGCGCAATGCGGATACACTATAATTCACAAACAGCCAAGCCTTACGGATTACCTGACAAACATGGCCCGTTGAATGGTAGGACGGCCATCCTATCAGAATACGCACCCAAGTGCATCAGCCTCCTGATTAGTCTTGCGAGTTTGTATCTGTAAAATGCTACATAGGAGATTTTAACATGGCATTTACTACTGCTAGTGGTTATGGTAATCTTCCTAACGGTAATTTTTCTCCCGTAATTTACAGCAAACAGGTGCAACTTGCTTTCCGCAAGTCTGCTGTTGCTGAAGCAATCACCAATTCTGATTACTTTGGTGAAATTGCTGCTATGGGTGATTCCGTTAAGATTATCAAGGAACCCGAAATTACAGTTAAGGCTTATGCCCGTGGTACAACCATCACGCCGCAAGACCTTGACGATGAAGACTTCAGCCTAACAATTGACAAAGCTAACTACTTTGCATTTAAGGTTGATGATATTGAAGAGGCACACTCACACGTTAACTTCCAGTCTCTGGCAAGTGATCGTGCTGCGTATCGCCTTGCTGACCAATTTGACCAAGACGTTCTTGGTTATATGTCAGGCTTTAAGCAATCTGCTCTGCATGGCGCAGCCAATACAGCTAACACAACCGTAAATGGTTCAGTCGCTGTTGCAACTGCTGGTACAGACGAATTGCTTGCAAGCATGAAACTGGATGCATCAGACTTTACTGATGGTGCAGGTTCTGCAGGTTCTGCAGGTGACGCTATTGCTATTGCCCCTCGTACTGGTGGTGCAACTGACGCAACTCCTGCTGCTGGTGACACTCACCCACTGACTTTGATTGCACGTATGGCTCGTCTTCTTGACCAGCAGAACGTGGATTCACAAGGTCGTTGGTTGATCCTTGATCCAGTATTTATGGAAGTATTGAAGGACGAAGATTCTCGTTTGTTCAATGCTGATTTTGGTGGCGGTGGACTGCAAAACGGTCAAGTCTCCACACAAATCCACGGCTTCCAAGTCTATCAGTCTAACAACCTACCTTCAGTTGGTTCTGGCCCGTCATTCGCTGGCACAAACAGTTCATCCAACTATGGTGTGATTGTTGCAGGACATTCATCTGCTGTTGCTACTGCAGAGCAGATTAATAAGACTGAAACTTACCGTGATCCTGATAGCTTCGCCGACATTGTTCGGGGTATGCATTTGTATGGTCGCAAGATTCTTCGTCCTGAAGCTCTTGTTAACGCCATTTACCATTTAGCATAAGGAGACATAATCATGGCTACAATTACTGCTACTCTTGCTCCTGCTATGGGTAATTCCCAGCGTGGACGCAATCCATACATGGTTGAGCAGGTCGTTGACCTTACTGCTAACAGCATTAATCCTAACGGTGACGTAGTACAGTGTATCACTGTCCCTGCAAACACCAAGATTATTGCTGCTGGTTTTCAGGTAACAAAAAGCGCAACTCAGAATACGGGTACTGATGCTACTGCCATTCTTGGTACTGGCGCAGATGACAACGAATACGTAACAGCGTTTGACATTGACGGTGCTGCTGATGGTGCTTATGCACCTAGCGTAACTGTTTCTGCTGATCTTGTTATTGGTTCTGCGGATACTCTGGATCTTACCCTTGCGGGTGGTGGCGCATCTTTTACTGCTGGTGAAATTCGTGTTTTCGCCGTAATGATGGATGTAAGCTCACTTGGTGAAATGGAAGCTGCTGAAGTTTCCCGTGACCAAATCTAACTAAATAGGTGATGGGGCAGGGCAACTTGCCCCTTCACTTCTATTAAGGAATCGTAAATGGCTACAACATTTTTACAATTAGTAAATCAAATAAACAGACGTTTAAATGAAGTGGAATTAACTTCTACTAACTTTGCATCTGCAGCAGGTTTTTATGCACACGCTAAAGATGCAGTTAATGCATCTATTAGATATATTAATCAATCTGAATTTGAGTGGCCTTTTAATCATACTACTAAAACACAAACTTTAACGGCTAACACTAGTCGTTATGCTTTTCCAACAGATTGTAAAGTTATTAATTTTGATACTTTTAGAATTAAAGAAGATTCAACTTTAGGCAACTCTACTACACGTATATTGCCTATGGCTTATGAAGAATACTTAGATAAATTTGTAGCGCAAGAATATAATAGTTCTAGTTTTCAAGGTGTACCTACTCGTGTAGTACATGCGCCATCTCTTGAGTTTGTTCTTACTCCAGAACCTGATGCTGCTTATATTTTAGTATATGAGTATTTTAATTTTACTGCAGACTTATCTGCGCACGGCGATGCAATTGTTATACCCGATAGATTTGCTCATGTTATTACAGATGGTGCAATGCACTATGCTTATTTATTTAGGGGTAATACACAAGATGCATTAGTAATGAAAGAAAAATTTGATGAAGGTATTAAGTACATGCGTTCAATGCTAATTAATCGTACACCTTACGTACGTTCATACATGCGTACACAAAACTAGGGGTAGTAGTTTGGCTGATGCATGGAAAACTTACGCCGTTGAGTTTCGTGGTGGATTAATAAGTAACCTGTCACCGCTACAGCAGGGTCTTAACGCACCGGGTAGCGCACGAATACTACGTAACTTTGAACCATCTGTAGAAGGTGGCTATCGTAGAATAGAAGGTTATGATAAGTATGACAGTGATTTAATTCCCCCATATGGTGCGCCAAAAGTACACGGTGCAAGTCAAAGTGGTACAAGTCTTGTCATAGCTAATTGTCATCAGACACCTGTAGCTGGAGATGTGTTATCATTTGCAGGTGGTGCAGTCGACGGTGCATCTCAATCAGGTACATCATTAGCTGTAGACGGACTAGATGTTAAACCTTCTGCTAATGATACGTTTACTATAGCTGGCGATTCTACTGTATATACAGTTAGCAGTGCTACTGCTTTAGCAGGAACAGACTCTACTTTAACAATAACACCTGCATTAGCTGCTACACCTGCTGATGATGCAGTTCTTAGTTTTAGATATACGATAGCTGCAGGTGGTGTTACTTTTGCAGCAGCAACAAACAGAGCAACCCTTACACTATCACAAACGATGGTGCATAATCCATCAGATCAAGATGATGTTACGTTTGTTTCAACCACACTAAACTATCTGACACTTGGTGTTGCAAGCTGGGAAAGCCAAGCTATTGTCGCAAAGAATGATGATATTTTTAAATCAACAGGAACTGGGTTTACAAAAATAAATGTTCCTAATTATGGAACAACCTTAGTAAACGGTGCAAGTCAAACAGGTACATCTCTTATTGTAGATGGTTTAACTGCAGCACCACAGGCACAAGATCAATTTACTATAGCGGGTGTTGCAAAAATATATACGGTAACAGCCACAGCTACAGTATCTTCAGGTGGTTCTACTTTAAGTATTGATCCTGCGCTTGCGTCAAGTCCTGCTGATGATGCCGCTATAACATTTATATCTACAAGCAGAGAAGGTGCTTCACGTACAAGATTTGCAAAGTATAATTATAACGGTACACAAAAAATTGCAATAGTAGATGGGGCAAATGCTCCAGCAACATATGACACTAGTTTATTTACTGCACTAAATGATGCACCTGCTGATGTAAAAGGCGCAGCATTTATAGCTAACTTTAAAAATGCTTTGTTCTTTGGCAAAGGAACTATACTTAATTTTACTGCACCTTATACTGATAGCGATTTTTCTGTAGCAAATGGTGCAGGGTCTATAAATGTAGGCTCACCAATTACAGGTTTAGAAGTATTTCGTGATCAGTTAATTATTTTTACCGAAGTGTCTATACAAAGATTAGTAGGTAACACAATCGCAGATTTTACATTACAACCAGTAACTAACGATTTAGGTTGTATTGAAAGTGACACCATACAAGAAGTTGGTGGTGACATTATGTTCTTAGCACCTGATGGTTTACGATTGTTAAGTGCCACAGATAGAATTGGTGATTTTGGATTAGGTGTTGTATCTAAAAATATACAGGATGATTTAGTTACATTTATTTCTACTAATACAAATTTTACTAGTTGCGTTGTTAGGGAAAAATCACAGTATAGAATATTTGGATATAATAATAATATTACCCAAGAAAATGCTCAAGGAATTTTAGCCACGCAGTTTGCAGAACAAGGTGGCGCAAATATGCAGTACGCAGAAACTAGAGGCATACGAGCATTTGTAGCAGATAGTAACTACCATTTAAATAATGAAGTTGTGCTATTTGCAAATGACGATGGCTACCTATATCAGATGGAATCGGGTAGCGACTTTGATGGCACAGCAATTACTATATCGTTTGCTACACCGTTTATTCCAATTGAAGACCCACGAGTACGAAAAACTTTTTACAAGATATTTTTGTACACTGATCCGCAAGGAAGTGTGGCATTTGATTTAAGTCTAAAGTTAGACTTTGACGAAGCTGGTACAGTGCAACCAGCACCTATTAGTATACAAAACGTACAAGGAACTGTTGGATTCTTTGGTGCAGGTATATTTGGTACAACATCGTATGGTGCAAAATTAGTTAAACTATTTGAAAGTCAAGTAGTAGGTTCTGGATTTGCAGTTTCATTTTTGTTTGACTCTGCTACACAAGCACCACCATTTTCACTTGACGCATTAACAGTCGAATACGCCACTAACGCAAGAAGGTAAAACTATGGGAACAGGATATACCAGAAACGATTCAGCTAACAATATTGCTGATGGAAACGTAATTAATGCTGCTGACTTTGATGGCGAATATGACGCTATTGAGTCAGCCTTTAATGCTACAAGTGGACATACACATGATGGCACTGCTGCTGAAGGTGGGCCTGTTACTGTGCTTGGCCCAGTACAAGACTTTGTAGCTAGTTCAACAGAGATAAAACCAAAGACTGATAATACACTAGACATAGGTACATCTGCACTACAGTTTAAAGATTTGTATCTACATGGTAAAGGATACATTGATGGCCTTGGTGAAACTTTATTAGTTGATACAGACAAAGCTATACAGTTTAGAGATAGTGCATTAAGTATAAACTCTAGCACAGATGGGCAGTTAGATATTGATGCAGATACTGAACTAGAACTTGTAGCACCCACGGTTGATATAGATGCATCTACTGCTGTTACTATTGATACAACTACTCTTACTATTACAGGTGCAGCAAACGTCACTGGTGATTTAGATGTTGATAATATTAACATAAACGGTAATGCAATTATCAGCACAGATACTAATGGTAATATTGCCCTTACTCCAAATGGCACTGGCGAAGTAGACATTAGTAAAGTAGATATAGACAGTGGCACAATTGATAATACTACAATTGGTGGAGCAACTGCCGCAGCAGGTACATTTACTGCAATAGTTGGTGAGTCTGCTGCAATTGACAACATTACTATAGATGCAAACACTATATCTTCCACCGACTCAAATGGCAATATAACACTTGACCCTAATGGAACAGGTGTTATTGATATTCCTACCGATACTAAACTTCAAATACGTGATAGCGCAATATTTATTAACTCAAGCACAGACGGTCAACTAGACATAGATGCTGATGCGGAATTAGAAATTACTGCGCCTATTGTAGACATTGACGCATCCACATCTGTAAATATTAGCAATGATCTAAAACTAGACAGCGATGCTGCTGTAGTATCTCTTGGTGCAGATGGTGAAGTAACACTTACACATGAGCATAATGTAGGTGTGACACTTAACGTAGAAAACTCAGGTACAAATTCTGTTACTGATATTCTTAAACTGCAAGCGCAAAGCAGCGGCACACCTGCTGTTGGTATTGGTACAGGAATTGAGTTTTCTACAGAAACTGCTGCAGGGAATCTAGAAACTGGTGGTGTTATTGAATCATCCGCTAGTGGACTAACCCCGACATCTGAAGAATTTGACATGATATTTAAAACCATGTCATCTGGCGGTGCGGCAGCAGAACGACTAAAGTTAAATGGCAGCGGTGCTACTATTGGCAATGTTAATGTAAATGGTAATACAATCATCAGCACAGATACAAATGGCAATATAGCACTTACACCTAACGGCACTGGCGAAGTTGATATATCTAAAGTTGATATTGATGGCGGTGCTATTGACGGAGCAATAATCGGTGCAAACTCTGCTGCTGCTGGTACGTTTACTACTATAACAGGTCAGTCTGCTGTAATTGACAATATTACAATAGACGGTAACTCCATTACATCCACTGACACTGGTGGTAACATTGCGCTAACGCCAGATGGAACAGGAGATGTGCAGTTAGATGCTGATACAGTTCGTGTTGGTGACAGCAATGCTAATGCAACCATTACAACCAACGGCACAGGCGACTTAATATTAAATACAAATGCAGGTACAGACTCTGGAAGTATAACTATAGCTGATGCTGCTAATGGTGCAATAACTATTGCCCCTAACGGTACTGGCAATGTAACTATAGGCAATCTTACATTAGATGCAGATGCAACAAAAACTAATGATCATGTCTTGACATACAATAGCACTTCTGATACAATACAGCTTGAAGCTATTCCGGCACCATCTTTGGGTGGTAACTTAGCCAGCGATCTAGCAAGTAATGGCAATAATATTGCTATGGCAGACAACGATGAAATACGGGTAGGTGCTGGCAATGACATTGTTATTAAATGGGATGCTACAGACGGACATATTACTACCCTTGGTACACTAAACATTGATGGTGCTGATGGGCATGAGATGGCAAAGTTTGTCGATGGTGGTGCTGTAGAATTATACCATAATGATACTAAAACATTTGAAACTGTTGCGGCAGGTGTGCAGGTAACAGGAAGATCAACAAGTGCTACTATAACTGCAGAAAACGATGGTAGTTTTGACTTATCAGCTAACAATAACTTTTCTTGTACTACAGCAGGTAATACAGAGATAACTTTTTCTAATACAGTAGCAGGTCAGTCTGGTAATATAACATGGACTACTTCAAGTGGTCATTCTGTTACTGCAAATGCCGTAGTAGGAATTAATGCTACTGCATTGGCTGCATTGCAAACAGCAGGGACGTATAATCTTTCATACTATTCTACGGCTGCATCAGGTAACGCAAGTGTTTTAGTGTCTGTATCAGGCGCACTTACTTCAGCGGGAGCATAAATGAGTCTTATTCAAGGAACAGGTGGTGGATTAGGTGGTGCAGGTGCGCCGGGTGGTTCATTGGGATCATTTTATTCACATCTGCTTGACCAGTCGTTGAAGTTCAATGATGACGATAGCCAGTATCTAACCAGAACCCCAACTACTACTGGCAACCGAAAGACTTGGACGTTTAGTTGTTGGCTGAAAGGTGCGTCTTTCGCTAGTAGTCAAACAATATTTTCTACTTCACAGAACTACGACTCACTACGGTATACAACTACTGGAAAGTTTATGCTTCTCTTGGGGAATAGTAGCTCCAATCTACAAACCACAGCCCTTTTTAGAGACCCCTCTGCTTGGTATAACCTTGTTGTTGCGGTTGATACAACACAATCCACATCAACAGACCGTGTAAAATTTTATGTTAATGGCTCTCAGGTTACGTCATTTTCAACATCAACATACCCGTCATTAAATTATGATACTGGTTTTAATTACACAAGTTATTCCAATGCCATAGGACGTAGACAAAGTACATCAAGTCTTTATTGGGATAGTTATCTAGCCGAAATCAACATGATTGACGGAACAGCTTTAGATGCTTCTAGCTTTGGTGAAACTAAGAATGGTATCTGGATACCAAAAGATACCAGTGGCCTGACATTTGGAACCAATGGTTTTCACCTGACATTTAAAGATGATGTTGTTTCTGAGGGGTTCAATACTGTTGCCTATGCTGGAACCGCTGGTACGCAAAGCATCAGTGGGGTGGGCTTTGCGCCGGATTGGGTTTGGATTAAAAAGAGAGCTACTGCAGGCCACGTTATTCAAGATACAGTGCGTGGTTCTTTTGGGTATATACAATCCAATGCAACAAGTGCGGAAAATACAACCTCTGGAAATGATTGGTTTAGGTCATTTGATGCAGATGGATTCACTGTGTCTGATACCACAACAAGTGGAAGTGCAACATCAGAATGGAACGATTCCGGTGAAAATTACGTTGCTTGGTGCTGGGAAGCTGGCGGCACACCAACAGCCAACAACAGTGCTGGTGTAGGGTATACCCCAACAGCAGGTTCTGTAAAGATAGATGGCAGCAATCTTGGTTCTGCGTTGGCTGGCACTATCCCTGCAACTAAAATATCAGCTAACACCGCTAGAGGTTTTTCGATTGTAGGTTATGAGGCAACAGGTTCGGCTGGCACTATTGCACACGGCTTATCTGCTGCGCCTGAGTTTATTATTGTCAAACATCGTGACCAATCGAGTACATCTTGGCCTGTTTATTACGGCGATAATACAGATGTCCTTTATCTCAACGATACTGCTGCAACAACCGATGATGCGAATGCTTGGAACGACACTTCACCTACATCTACTGTTTTCTCTGTAGGGGCAAATGGTGGCGATACCAATAATAGTTTAGGCGGCTCAACTGTAGCCTATTGTTTCCATTCAGTGTCTGGCTATTCGTCCATTGGTTCATACACAGGAAATGGGTCTACAACAGGTCCAACAGTAACGACTGGCTTCCGTCCTGCTTGGGTTATGATAAAAAGCAGTGTTGGTACTATTGGTCACTGGCTTATATGGGATACTACCAGACATCCTTCTAATCCTAATGACAATGTTATTTACGCTAATTTAGACAATGCAGAAAGCGTTGGTTCCAGTTATGCAATTGAAGTAACAGCAACAGGCTTTCAAATTAAACATAACGGCTCAGACGTAAACACATCAGACAAGACATACATCTATATGGCCTTTGCCGACACTCGTGAAGCAGCCTTCTTCAAAGATGTAAGCACCAACGGCAATCACTTTACACCTGTGAATCTAGATTATAGAGACAGTATTCCTGATGTGCCAACAAATAACTTTGCTACTTTGAATCCTTTATCAAAAGGGTCTGGCACTGTAACTTTCAGCGAGGGCAATCTGAAGTCTAGCACTAGTGTATCACTCGCAGTAGCAGAACACGGCGCAACATTTACAATTCCAAAATCTGGAAAATGGTATTGGGAAGCTGCGTATACTGGTGCATTAACTGGTGGCTCCGTTGCTGCTATAATGGGTATTATGGACATTGACACTCAGACGGTTGGTGTAAGCGGGAATCATCTTACAACTACAACTGGCGATTACGTTTCATACTATACACACAATAGCGCTATTTATGAAAACAACGTACTTGATTCAAGTTTTAGCGGAAACGAAGCAGCGGCTACTGTTGGTTTTGCTTTAGATATAGACAATGGGTATTTGTTTGTACATCTTAATGGGACTTATATTGGCGGCACACCAAACTTCAGCACTGGTGCTAATCATGCGGCTGAACCCAACACAACTAGAACGTGGCTTCCATTTTTTGGTGCCAATGGTGGTGGAACAATTACTTGGACAGTTAATTTTGGGCAAGACAGTTCTTTTGCTGGCACAAAAGCTACAGACAATTCTAACACAGATGACAGCGGTCACGGCAGCTTTGCCTACGCACCACCAAGCGGATACCTTGCCTTGTGTTCGCAGAATTTGCCAGACGTAGACATTATTGATGGCAGTGAGAATTTTAATACGGTGCTTTATACTGGCAATGCTGGAACTCAAAGTATTACTGGAGTAGGTTTTGACCCGGATTTAACTTGGGCTAAAAACAGGACTGACGACGGTTATCATCACGAATTATATGACACAGTTCGTGGTGATAATAAAAGATTGTTTAGTAGTCAAGCTGATGCTGAAGCTACTGGTTATTTGCAATTTATAAGTGACGGATTTTCTCTAACTGCTGGTGGGGGTATAAACACAAATAGTAAGAATCACGTTGCTTGGAACTGGAAATCTGGTGGAGCAACACCAGAAAAAACCTACGTTGTAAAGGTTGTTTCAGATGGTGGTAACAAATACAGATTTGATGACTTTGGTACAAGCGCAGTTACTTTAAATTTACAAGAGGGCGGCACATACACATTCGATCAATCGGATAGTAGTAATGATGGGCATCCATTAAGGTTTAGTACAACATCAAACGGTACACACGGAGGCGGTTCAGAATATACAACAGGTGTAACAACAACAGGAACACCGGGAAATGCTGGCGCAAAAACAGTTATAACTGTTGCAGCTAGTGCAGCTACTTTGTATTATTATTGTACCCAGCACTCAGGTATGGGCGGTCAAGCTAACACAAACTCTACCTTTGGTTCAACGCATTTAGAGGGCAGTGTTTTATCTACCGTTTCTGCAAACACAACGGCTGGGTTTAGTATTCTTGAATATACTGGCACAGGTTCGGCAGTCACTGTTGCACATGGATTAAGTGCTGCACCAGAATTAATTTTATCTAAAAATAGAGATGATGGTGATGGCTGGAATGTTTATCACTCTTCTTTAGGTGCATCGGCTTATTTGTACTTAAACAGTAGTGGAACAGGTGAGACAGGTGTGTCATATCCGTGGAACGGAACGGCTCCAACAAGTTCAGTATTCTCCACTAATTCAGCAGGGTCAATAAGTTCAGAAAAAATGATAGCCTATTGTTTTCACTCAGTTGAGGGCTACTCAAAGGTCGGTTCCTACATCGGGAACGGAGCCAACGATGGTGCGTTTGTCTACACAGGATTTAGGCCAGCTTGGACTATGATTAAACGTGCAGTCGGCGGCACTGACCATTGGGTAATTGATGATGTTGTAAGGTCGCCTACTAACGAAATGGCTAATACCCTTTACGCAGATTTATCTAACAATGAATATGATGGCTCGTTATATGGAATAGACTTTGTGTCAAATGGCTTCAAAATTCGTGACAATGACGGAAACTATAACGCCAATGGCAATACTTACATTTACCTCGCCTTTGCCGAATCCCCATTTAAATTTGCTAATGCACGATAGGAGAATACAAAATGCCGTGGAAATATAGCGGAAGAATTTTAAGGCCGGGTAAGGCTTGGACAGATAATAACGGAACCTTACACTCCGCATTATGGATGCGTTATGATGATGCATGGAAAACTAAATACGGAATTGTGTGGGAAGATGCTGCTGCATCAGAAGCACCCTTTGATAATAGATTTTATTCTGGTAGACAAGCAGATGGTACGTTAATACCTCGTTCACTGACAGATGTCAATCAAGTTGATGAGGATGGCAATCCTGTCAATGACGATGATGGCAATCAGCTTGTTACGCTTGGTTTGAAGTCTAACGCTATAGCTCTAGCCAAAACAGAAGCTGCTGGACTGCTTGCTCCATACGATTGGTATGTAACTAGGAAGTCAGAGAAATCTACAGCAATTCCAAGCGCAGTCAGCACTTACAGAGATGCCGTGAGGACGGCTTGCGCAGCTATAGAAACCTCAATCGGCAATGCAAGTGACTTGTCTGCGTTCATGGCACTCTATAATACGCCTATGGACAGCGATGGTAAGCCAACTGGCAATGCGCCGATCAATGACTGGCCGGATACAATTTAATGGAAGTATCTAGCATGATGTTCTGGAATATTATTCTTACGCTTGTAATAGCACCTGCGTTCTGGATGTTTAGATCAATGATGGCAGAGGTAAAGCGTATAGATATATTATTAAACAGAACACGGGAAGACTACGCAACTAAGAGTGAACTTAGAGATGATATGGCAAGAGTCATGGAAGCATTACATCGTGTCGAAGATAAATTAGATAGAGCATTACAAAAGGACTAAACAATGGCAATGTTTAAAGCATTTAAGCCTAGTGGCATGGAAAAGATAGCACGTTCTATGGGCTATCAAGGTAGTATGGATGGGTTTCAAAACTATCTTTCACAAGACCCTATGCGACAGCAGCAAATGAGTAACTTTCAAAACAAAGCTATGCAGATGGCAGCAGGTGGTATGGTTAATAACTACAAAAAAGGTGGTGCAGTACCACCACGCCGTACTGAAATCAAAGGCCAAGACCATATGCTTGCCTACATCACACCGCAAGAGGCTGAGTTGCTAAAAGCGCATGGTGGTTCAGGTAAGCCGGGTCCAATGGGTATTCCTTCTTTTGAGGATGGCCCAGCAAACGTAACTTCTTATCTTGTACCTACTGGTAGCGGTGTCGGGGAAGAACAAGAATATAAAAGAGTATATATAGGCTCTAGTCAAGACACTATAGCAAACAGGGCAGCAGGTTCTGGCGATCTTTCTAATCAATTACAGGGTACATCTCCGGGTGTCTTACCTGTAGATGTTCCTTATGAAGTAGCGGCAGCAATCAATCCAAACTTTGCTGCTACACAAGAATATTATGATTCATTACAGTCTACTGATGAAGGGATGCCCGTTGAAGATACTACTCCGCAAGGACCAACAGACCTAACAGGGCAGTATGGTGATCAAATAGCAGATAATATGGCTAATAATGTACAAACATTTGGTACTACTTTTAGACCTAATAATACGCCGCCATTACTTAACACTGCTTTTGTTGATAATGCAGGGCAAACATATGTAAATACTTCTGGTGTGCAACGAGCCGTTGCTGGACAACCAATAATGCCAGAGTTACCAAATGAGTTGGATGCTCGTAGAAAACTACCTAAGTTACCAAATGAGTTGGATGCTTATGCTACTGGTGGTGTTGTAACGAACCCTACAGGTACACAAGCAGGTACACCTACTGTAACTCAGCCTACTGTTTCTCAAGATGGACAACCTACTATTGGTCAGTTTACAGTAGAGCAAATGTATCAACCCGGTGTGCCTATCGGTGGTACGACTATAGCTGCTGAAACTCCTTATGATGCATCACAAGACATTGCTGCAGGTACAGGTACTCTTACAGGTAGCGTTGCTGTGCCTACAGCCACTGCTGCAGCCTCACAGGCACAGCAGATTACCCCATCACAAGCAAACACAATGCAAGTTGAACAAGTTGCAGGTGACGTAAATGCAGCATTAGATGCTACTCAAGCTGCGCAGTCCAATCCGAACGATCCTAGACTGGATATACAAGCAGCACAACAAACACAATCTTCTGTGGGTAATTTGCAAGCGGCGCAGGGTACTTCTTTTCTTATTAATAATCCTGTACAAAGACAACTACAGAATGGTGAGTTAATTAGTGGCACAGGTGTTGATGCTGCTAAAGCTGCTGCACTAACTGCACAGACACAAGCTGCTGCTGCACAGGCTAATCCATCTGCACAAACTATGGTAGCCAATCAGCTTGATGGCTTGATGCAAGATTTTGATGGTGGTGCTACACCAGCATGGGCTGCAGGAGCCATGAGAGCCGCTACAGCAGCTATGGCTGGACGTGGGCTAGGTGCATCATCTCTTGCTGGGCAAGCTGTTGTACAGGCTGCTATGGAGTCTGCAATGCCTATCGCAATGGCAGATGCACAAACAGTAGCTAAGTTTGAATCACAGAACTTATCCAATCGTCAGCAGTCAGCTATGCTTGCTGCAGAGCAACGTGCTAAGTTTATGGGTCAAGAGTTTGATCAGGTATTTCAAACTAAAGTAATGAATGCTAGTAAAATTAGTGACATTGCAAACCAAAACTTTACAGCGGAACAGCAGGTGCAACTAGAGAACTCACGTGCTGTTAACACAATGAACTTGGCTAACTTGAATAATAAACAGTCTCTTGTAATGGCAGAGGCGGCTGCACTAGCACAACTTGATGTAGCTAATCTAAGTAATCGTCAACAGGCTGCAGTGCAAAATGCACAGAATTTCTTGCAGGTTGATATGGCTAACTTGTCTAATCGCCAACAGACAGAATTGTTTCAAGCGCAACAGCGGGTACAAGCATTGTTTACAGATCAAGCTGCTACCAATGCTGCTGCACAGTTTAATGCCTCTAGTCAGAATCAAACAGATCAGTTCTTCCAACAACTTGGATCACAAGTGTCTCAATTCAATGCTACGCAGCGAAATGCACAAGCACAATTTAATGCAGGACAAACTAACACAGTTAATCGTTTCAATGCAGAAATAAACAATCAACGTGATCAGTTTAATGCAAATAATCAAATGGTAATTGCACAATCTAATGCTACTTGGCGCAGACAAATTGCTACAGCGGACACTGCTGCAGTTAATCGTGCTAATGAATTAAATGCTAACGCTATCTTGGATATTAGTAAACAAGCGTACAGTAATCTGTGGAACTACTATGCAGATACTATGGAGTGGGCATGGACATCTGCAGAAAATCAAATTGACCGTAATAACGCTTTGGCTATTGCTGAATTAGATGCTAATACACGTAGTAAAGTTGCAGCAGAAGGCTCTTCAGGTGCAGCAGGTAACGCTATTGGTAGCTTAATTGGTACACTAGGCAGTGCATGGATTTTATCTGGTGGGCTTTGTTGGGTTGCTCGTGAGGTCTATGGCAAACAAAATGTACAGTGGTTTATTTTCCGTACATGGTTACAGTACGATGCACCTAAGTGGTTTAAAAAATTATACATGACACACGGTGAAAATTATGCTAAACTAATTGCTAAAGTACCGCCATTAAAATGGGCAACTAAAAAACTCATGGACATGGTAGTGGAGAATAAAAGGGAGAAACACAATGTCTCGTGCGCACACTGATATAGTAAGAGCATATTATAATATGGATATAGAAAATATGCCTAGTGATAAACCTACAAAGTCAACAAGTGGGTTATTGTCAAAGAAAACATCAAGTAATAATATGAGTGAGGGTTTAGATTTATCTAATCCAGCAGTTCGTGTAGCAAAACAAATGCAAGTTATACGCAAGCACAGGGATGAAATTAAAAATGGCTGAAGAAATGTTTGATGCTCCTATCCCCGGTATGTCTTTAACACACGAGTTAGGGGCAAGACCTTGGCAACAACCATCACAGTTTCCTACTGTAGATGATGCTATTGAATACTATATGGCAAGCATGACATCCGAAGAATACATGGAACAACTAATTGACATTTTAGAAATGGGTGTACCTGTTACGTCCATTGCAAATAGTATGCAGTTAGCTAGTGTGATGGAAGGTAAACATACTGTTGATGTAGGTATGCTAGTTGTGCCATTGCTTATGGAACTTATTATGATGTTAGGGGATAGTGCAGGTATTGAATACGAAACAGGGTTACAAAATCCAGATGCAAATAAACCACGGGATTCTCAGCTTGCTAAGTATGCTATGAAATATAAAAAGAGTATAGATAAAGTTGATTTAGAAGAATTAAAAGAAGCTGACACAGAAGATGATAAAGACGATGAGCCTAAAGGCTTGATGGCAAGGAGAACATAATGGGATTGTTTAGTGGAAGTTTTGGTACAGGTTTAATCACTGGTTTAGCGTCTAGTGTAGATAGGTCTATGCGTGATGCTATTACTAGACGCAATAGCGAGATGAGTGAGGCACGTAAATATTTGGCAACTAGGACAGCCGCTAAACGAGATGCTGCTGAAGCCAAAAAACTTAAACAAGATGAAGCTAATCAACTTGCCTTTGATGCTCTTGCAACACAGTTAGGTGGCGATACCGATTTAACCTATGCAGCATTTAAAAGACTAGGTACTGCTGAAGACGTGCAGTCTTATCTTGCAGACGTTAAGACTACACGTAAAGCATTACAACCCGGAGAAGTATATGATCCTAAAGCAGATTTTACAGGTTATCAAAAGGGTAAAACTCCAGTAACTAGAGAAGCTGCACTAAGTGATCTTTCTATTCCTATGCCAGCTATTAGTAAAATATCTGGATCAGACCTTGGCATAGATGATCAAATCGGGCGTATGTTTGGTAGAGAAGGTCAGGCCGCAGATAAAGCAGCGGCTAGACTTAATGAAAGATTTGCAAGTGATGCACCTGCTGCACGTACACCACTAACAGGTACAGGTACAGTTACAGGTATAGATTTATCTAGGCAGACTGCTGCACAGGAAGCTGGGTTTGCCGCTACTAAACGTGACA